GTTATGCCCATGCTTGCCGGACTTCTCGGCCGCGCATAGGGATTCCTCCATCGCCGCGAACTGGTCGGGTAGCATGTCTACCTCTTGTTACTCATTTTCGGAGACTGCGTGTGCGACGGCAGCTCCTTAGCCGGAGTCGCCTTCGCAGAGTACGATGCCTCCTTCGACTTCGATTGACTCGCCGTATTCACTTTGACCGATTGATCGTACGAACCTTCCTGCCGAACGAACTCAGTTGCCATTAGCATTTCTCCTTAAACTTAAACCCGAACCCGGTTGGTTTCTTGGCCTTCATCTTCTTCGGCTTTGACGGTGACATTTTGGGGGGCATTGGGCTTTGGCTTGCCATCCTGTTCTACCTTCTTTTTCTCCAGATAGGTTTTAACCACGCGTAGACCCGCGACAGCGGGACACGCCTGCGGAAAGAATGGGCAGAGCGCGCCACCGATTACTATTAGCGCGCCCACCCCTGTGATTACATCATCGTTCATTCCTGCTCTTTCTTCTCGCCCTGTCCTCCGCTTGTGCCCTCCATGCCTTCACCGCTCGACGGGGCACCGCCGAAGGAGTTTGCTCCCCCTCCGGCTGCACCGCCCTTGATCGCATTCATCGCGTTCCCTATCGCTCCGCCGCCCCCTTGCGGCGGCATGGACGGCGGGAGCATCATGTCCCGCTTGAGTCCTTCGGCGAAGCGTGTGGGAAGATCCGCCATGTCGCACAGTGCCGAGAACGTGCCGGGGCCGACAGGCCGTCCGGTACTCGTGAGCACTTGCGTCATCGACATGCCCTTCTCGAACTGCGCTTGACGCTCCGAGTCCGTGTTCGGAGTTACGTCCAGCTTCAGATCGAATTGGATGTTCGTCAGCGTTGCGAGCGTCTGATAGATCAGCGCCTCCGGCATAGGGTTGCCGGTCAACGGGTCTGAGAAGATAGGTTGGTTATTCGCGCCCAACGGCGCGCCCATCTCGAACACCCCGATGATGCGTTTCAGTTTCTCAGGCGGACAGAATTGCTGCACGCGAGAGAGCCACAGCTTTGCGAGGTCCAGGTACGCCTCTTCGTATCGACGCAGCCTGGGCTTCAGCACCGTCGCGCCCCCGGCCTGTCTTGCCCGAATAGCACGGCCGGATACGGTCGTTGAGTTATTCGCGCCCATCATGTCGGCATTGACGCCGGATGATACGCGGATGTTCTGCTGCTGAAGGTTCAGGAGCATGAAGTGCCCCTGACTCATTTCCATCGGCTGAATGCGCTCAGGCTTGATAGACTGGTATTCCACCACGACGCCAGGACGCGAGCCGACTTCAGACAGCAGCCTCGTGTTCGCCCCGCCGCTTTTGCGATTGAACCACCCCGAGCTGACTGAGCTGTTGAGATTCGCCAGCAGGTTACTGTACCGCTTATTGAACTCGTCTTGTGGATCGTGCAGTGGCCGCACGATACCCATGATCGATTCGGGTGTATCAGAGAATTGCTGGCCAATGAGGACCGCGAACGGATACATCCGGTCTCTGAACGGCGAGAATCCTTCTTTCAGGATCTCATTCCACACCATCTTATAGAAGTACGGTTTCTTTGTCTTGCGAGTCATCACCTCGAACTGCTGGTAGACGCCCATCCCCACGCGCTGCGAAAGCGCGTTAAGATGTGCGTTCGCAGACTCAGGGTCCGCAAACTCCATGGGCAAACCCGAGAACATATCCGGCGCGGTAATCGCCGTACCCTTCAGCACCACGGCTGACGTGCGGTCACTCTGAATCGGCTCAAACTGTGCGACCGCATCGCGTCCGGCTTTCTCCGCCATCGCCGCCAGAAACGCTCTCGCCTTGTCCTTGTCGGGCATGTTGTAGACACGCCCGGAGTTGTGATCGACCACCAGCGTGATCGGGACGGCTTTCTTACACCACAGCGTGACCACCCGCACGCGCCCGTTAATGGGATCCCACATCTCCGCAAGGAGTTGATCCGATGTGCCCAACAGATCGCCGGACGATTGCCCAAACTTATTGGGGATGTTCATCCACTCGCCGGTCGTGGCGTAGCCCGCGTGATCTGGAAACTCGTCGAGGAAGTCGTCCTTGGAAAACCACGACCACTTCCCCATGAACTGTCCGTTCTGCAATCCCTCCGCCGATGTGAGTGCCCACGGGTCATAGATAAATGAGTCCGGTGGAATGCGCTCCGCCGTGATGTCTCCGAAGACAAGGTCTTCCGCGTCGTCGATCTTGTGCAGGATCTCCCACACGCCGAGCCCGCAGATGATGGAGTCGTCTGTGACTCGATCCGTCACTCGCGGCACGCGGGCAAAGTCCATCGTCGCACGGAGGGCTGCGCTCGTGACCTCACTCAGTCTGGCGTCTTCCATGCCTCGCGGCTTACACGAGATACCGAGCTTGGCGTCCCGGTGCATACCGGCAACGAGAAGAACTTGGGGCAGTACTTGATTGATTTCGATGACGGGCCGTCCTTGCTTTTCCAGCTTGGCCCGATCCTTCGCTAGCCACTGCTTCCCGTTGCCATCGGTATACTCGTAGTCACGGGCAAAGTGTTGCCGCGCGACTTGCGTGGTGCGCGCCCACGAGGAGATAAATCCCTGCGCGGTCACGAGGTCGTCGTCGGCCGGTGTGACTTCTTCGACGCGACTCTTCCGTGTTTTCTTATAGGCCATTCAGACCCCCTAGATCCCCATGTGCGAATACTCGGACTCGAAATACTCGTCCCACTTGTCCAACTCCTCTTCGATGTCCTTGCGAGCTTGCTCCTCGGTTGGAGGAGCCGCGTCAGGACGAGTCGTCACGAATCCGTTGAGGCCATCCATGTGGTCATCATGGCCGTCGGCCGGTTCTTCTGTGTGGGTGTTGGCCGCGTTCTTGACCTTCTTCCACTTATACGTTTCGATTTCCTCGATGAACCCCGGACAGCGCGTGGCCGCGAAAAAGTGTGGCGCGCCTTTCTTGCCTGTGAACGGGTTCACGTGGTCTTCGTCGATAATGAGCAGCTCGCTAATCCGGTTATAACCGGCGTCCCAGTCCTTTTGGTTGGGCAAGACAGCGATGTCATTATCGTAGTACTCATCGGCGACGGAGTACAGCTCGTCTTCTCGTGGCGTTCCCTTCTGACCCATGAGGGTCTTCGACATCGCTTGCGAGTCGATATAGGTGGCACGAGGACCGCCCGCCCAACCGAGGTTGGTACGGTGGGCCTTGATTGCGGCAGCATGCCGCGATACGACGGAGTTCGCTTGATAGTGCTCATCGACCAAATAGATATTCTGCTTTTTACATCCGCACTGACAGTCCTCGACATAAAGGAAGCCTACTGCGGTGGTCGTCGTCAGGCCGTGGTCGAGGTACTCATACGGGGCCATGCCGTCATGCAGGAACTCTTCCCCGTCGTGGCGCTTTTGGCCGAAACGGAATGTGTGCAGATCCCGTCTCCAATCGGGGTACACCATACCCTCGGCTTCAACCCACATGCCGAGGATGTACCGCTGCTTCATCGCTTCGTTATTGCCGTACAGGTGTTCGAGCTTGCTGACGTACGCCCGGTCCACGAAGCCCGCTTCGAGACCGTCGTACAGTGTGCCGTGGAACGCCTTGTAGTCTGGATCTCCATTCCCCACACTGATGCCGTTCGCTGACGGTAGGCCGGGGAAGTACTTATAGATCCAGTGCGAGGGCCCTTCGGGATTTGCCGCCCCGAACCCGTAGCGCTTGTAAATCACCATGTCCCACGGTGGCAACTCTTTCCCCGGCAACGTCTTGACGGAGAAAGGCGGGAGGGACGCGCTGCAAAGACGGCAACGCTCGTCACCGTGCAGGGCATAGTGCCTCGTACCCACCGTGGCAAACGGGCACTCGCCTTCTACGAAGTATTGGCGAAGCCCGTCTACAAGAATTGGCGTCCGCCGTCGAATACGGCCGACGAGGTAGTCAAACACCGACTGCGGTATTTCTTCCATCTGGTCGATGGCGAAGAATCCCAGCGGCATATTCTTGAGGTCATTGAGATCCTTGAAGTCACCATAGATCAGCTTGCTGCCGCCGACCTCGGCCTTGAGCTGAATGAATCCCTTGGCCTCGTTGTGCCGCTTGATCCAACTCTTCGGCAGCATGTCGTCGAGCGATTGAATCGTCGATGCCCGAAGAGCTTTACCGTCCAACCGCCCCAGATACCCGAGGTTGTTTGGAATCGCCGTCATGAGGAGGATTGTCTTCGCACACAGTCCCGTCGTTTTGCCGAGACCGAATCCGCCTGAGATGACCGTGAACGGTTCCTCTGCCGTAATGAAGTCTCGTTGGAGCTTCGCGCGCTCCCAGTCCCACGCGTCGTCCTCACCGCTTTCGAGTAACTCCGCCCTCAGACTTGGATCGCCCATAGCTTCCTTTCAAAGTGTGGGCCCCTTGACGCGGAGCCAGTCGGCGTGATCTGGAATCGTTGCGGAAGTTCACAGCGGACTCCCCCGGACTGAGTCTTCGCCTACTTCGCCTCGACCGGAGCCTGGGCTTTGTCGTGGTACTCGACTTTCACGCAGACTTCTTTGTCGGGGTACGCTTTCGATGGCTGGCAGTACTCGTGGGGTTCGGATGTGACGAGAGACTTGACTTGCTCACATCCGGCCATCCCGCTCCCAACGGCGGCAAGGATGAGACCGGCGATAACTGCGAAGCGTCGGGACTTGGACATGGAACCTCCGTGGATTGTGCCTCGATCACCAACGGCGGAGCCGATTGGACCTCGGCGGTGATAGTCGGGGTCTTGGGTTTCACGATGGATTCGACACTTCGCCCCAGCGTGCCGAATAGTTTCAGGACTTCCTTCGAGTCCAGGGCGTCCTTGACCGGGTACGCCTTGTCGTGTGCCGTGGCGGCTGACGAGATGAGGTCTTTCAGCCGATCTCCCTCACGAGCGCCACACGTCTTCGCAAAGTCAGAGGCCCGAAGGGCCGTCACGTACGCGGTCTCTTTCCACAGATCGGTGACTGCGGTACGCTGACTCTCTGGGGCGAGCGTCCGAAAGTCTTCTGCGGCCTTCTTGACCTTGGCGCGATTCTGTCGCGCTTGCTCAATGGCGGACTTGAGCGCTCGCTTCTGCGCCTCTTCAAAGTCCTTCGAC